CGGTATTATCACCAGTTGAAAGTGTAACGGTCATGACTGCACCGTTAGTACCGCTGGCTCCTCTGACTACAACTGTAACGTCATCTGCCGCTGCCGCTAGTGCGGCATCAGGGAGGTCAAGCCTGTAAACACCCGGCATATAAACTGAATCTACTTCAGCAAAGCCACCAGAAATCCACGCCTGTCCTATCGTACGGGCTACCAGCGGTATGTTTACGCTTGCTGTACGTGTGCGGTTGTACCGAGCTGATAGACCGCTTGTAGAGGCTGTAAGGCCTGTAACACCTAAGTAAAGCTCGATGCTTTGTGATGTACTGCCGGGGGCGATTCTGATCGTGGATGCGTTCCGCTCTGTTGGAAGATAGGAGCCGATGGTAGACAGACTCCTGAAGGTTGCCGACCCTGCGTCAGGAGTTGCACCTGTCCACGTCACGCCGTAAAGGTCATTTGCTGGTGCGCCTGTAGATGTGCCAAATGCTGTATTTGGACTACCAAACAATGTGCTAAACATCTGAAGATTGGTAAGACCGTTCAGTAACCCATATCCGATGTCTAATCCAGATATGCCGGTCGTTGCGGAGTTAGCACCAGATGGACTGACGTTTGTTCTTGGAATACAAGAAATCATGCGATTGTAGTTTTCTACTATTCCGGGGCCTGTAAGGGCAGTGCCACCACCATAGAAAAGGCAATTATAAACACCAGTGCCTCCAGTCTGTGCGCTTGCAGCCTGTACACCAAAGCGGTCTGCAAATACAAATGTGCAGTTATATACGGTTCTTCCTAATCCACTGCCTGCCAGATAAATGCCATAATCACAACTCATAAACAAAGAGCCAAGACAAGCGAAATTTTGCGCGGTGCCAGCAGATGCGGAGCTTGAAAAATCCAATCCAGTATAATTTCTTGCAAACATACATTTAGTGATTGTGATTTGGTTGATGGTTGTAGATGAAGAAATACTTACTCCATTAGCCCGCCAGGTACCGTTATCTTGACCTGAAAATACACATTTTTGTATCGTTATATAATCTGGATTTGATGCTCCAAGAATCATATAAGCAGTTCCGGAAGTCGAATATTGTTCAAAAAATATGTTTTCAATCGTGATGTATGTCTTGCCGCTGATTGTCAAAACGTTTGAAGAAGTTGGGTCAGTTGTATCTGATGTAAAGTTTGTTATCTTGACAGCACCGGATGTTACACCACTGAACTGTGAAGCCGTTGGATTTCCAGAAATAACAAGTGTCTGTGTGATTGACGGTGTGATTGTTACAGTCGGAGTTTCTCGGTAGACACCGGGAGCGATGTACAAATAGTTTGTGCCAGATGTCAGCACCATATTTGCAAGGGCATACGTTACGGTTTGCCACGCCTGATTTGTTGCTGGTCCAGTCCCTGTATTAGCATTACTGCCGTCATTACGAACGTAATAAGTAGCCATTATTCAGCCGTTCCCGCCACGATTTCTTGTGCCATTACAATTGCGAACTGGTTGGAATAGTTCTGCTGAAATGCAACATCCTGAGTGACCCACCAGCCGAATACAGATGTTCCATTTTCACCAAATGTACCTAATAGATTCCCGGCATCGTCGGTAATGTCACCAAAGACAATCCAGTCACCGGGGACGTTTGGATTAGGTTCAAGCCGGTAGTTTTGTAGATTCATTAGATATCCCTCACATAGATGCGGAGTGGGCCGAAGACCTGCGTATCAGATGCCCCGGTGGTTCGTGTAATCGTAGCCGTGTAGGTTCCAGGGACGTTGGTCACCGTCGTGTCAATCGTGAACGTAGCCCGTCCATCAGCTGCATATGTTGCCGTACAGGAGTACGTGTCTACCAAGGTAGCCCCTGAGTTGTAGACCTTAGCCGTAACCGTTGCAGAAGTGATGTCAATCCCAGAGCCGTTGTTGTCTACACACTGGATATCGATTCCGTGCTGTGCGCCTTTCTGAATGTCAAGCGGATCAGATGCGCCAAGGCCGTCAGCCCTAACCTCAAACGGCCCCATGCGTACCAGAGCGGCATTTGTAGGTGTCACCAGTTCCGCGTTCACATACTGCCCGAATGTACCGGCTGTCGTGTGGCTTGCCCTTGCTTCATCCCACACCGCTGCGGCTGTCTGCGCTGAGGTCAGCCAAGAAGTAGCAGGATCAAAGCCAGTCAACTGATACTCTAAAGACACAGGAGCCATACCCGATGCCCCCTTGAGCATCACGACAGCGTGGTCTACACCGGTTGCAAATACAGCATTAGGAATGTCAAACCGATAGATGCCCGGCAAGTTGGTTGCGTCCACCTCAACCCATCCACCAGATGACCACGCACCCGTAACCGTCTGGGTTGCCAGTGTGATGGCCGTTGCGCTTCCAGCCGGTCTCACATAATAAGCAGTAAAACTCGCAGCGTTGAAGACGATACCGGTCTTACCGCCGCCTGTTGTGCTTGCGCTATCTTGCACAAACACGTACTCGGAGCGGTTGGATGTGGCTTGCGCCTGTACGAATAACTTAGCCACGAATGCCCCCTGTCATACCGGGATGCGTCATTACGCCACCCATAGGATTGATGTTGCCTAGAATCAGTTGATGCTCGTAGTTCTCAGTAGTCGTGATTGTCCACGCGCCGGTTACAGGTGTTGTTCTACGCGCCCTTGCAAACTGCCACGTTGTGTCTGCTAACCAATCGTTAACAGCATCTACAGATATTAACGACCCCCATTGGGTAGATGAAGGACATACAGTCCCCCAGTAATATGTCTGTCCAGCAATTAGGTTCACTGCTGTGTCCCAGTATGTGTCGTAAATTGCGCGACCTACAGAATTGTCAAATTTTGGAGTCGCTGATGCAATTACATTATTTGAAGAATCATAAAGTCGGACTGTTTGTTGTGCTATAGCGTTGTTTTTATTCCGTATACCCAAACATTCATAAGATGAGTACTGACCAGATGGAACAACAAATCTTGCACCCATCTCAACATTTGCAGCAGAGTCATCCGACAAAGGCATAATTACACCGTAATAACCTTGTGTTGATGTTCTGTAACCGAAGACATAATCTCCTACGCCTACATTATTTGAAGCTGCTTGTCTGCCTGTTGTTGGGAAGAATCTAGCCCCAGCGGTATAGGAACCAGTTTGATATCCACATACAAATTCATTCGCACCAGAGGAGAATGTGCCACTTTGAGCCTGTGCAACGATTGCATAAAACGTATTCTTAGTTAGCGTGTACGGTACTGTAAGCGTTATCCATTTAGATGCCATTGATGTTGTGTATGTCGATACTAAGATATCTTCATATGCTAACCACGTACCTGTAGGAAGGCTATTCATAGCTGCGCCAGTCACCGCTTGTATGCCAACTCGCAAAGTACCTGCCGCACTAGATCCACGTGCGCCAGGAATGCGTACAGAAATAACAGTATGGTTATCGGTTGCTTTAAATGTATTAAAAGCATAATGCCCAACTGACCAGAAATATGCTACACCAATCGTAGGTGCAAGCTGTTTATATGAGAACGCTGGCCCTTCATAACTAGGCATAGGTTGTCACCACATTTTTTGCATTATCGGTGTCAAGTACTGCGGTACGTCCAACGATGTTATCTTGCATCCAAAGCATCAAAAGCAACATCTGCAGTTGATTGTCGGCACTTGTAGCAGCCTGCATGACTGCATCTTGTAACTGCTCAACAGATGCATAATAAACGCCTGTGTCGGAGAACACGCACATGACACCGCCATTATTGTCGATGTTGACAGCAGTGAGTGTTTTGGTCTGTGTCATTTACCCACCTTCAAGGCACTTGCCTCAACACCCTTGAAAGGCATCGTCAAGAACGCCAGCACAGAACTCACCGCAGCGGAGACACCCGCCGCTACCGCCTTCGAGCCGTAGAGTGCCAACACTGCGCCCAGCTCGGCGATGTCGTGTGCTTCGCTTGTCCTGATGCCATCGCCAAATACCGAGGTGAAAGCAGCTACGAAAGCCACGATCACAACGACCACTAAACGTTTGATGCTGATGCTGTTCATCGGTTTATTACTGCCTCCAACGCGCTGACCTTGTTTTCGAGTTTACCGAGCCGTTGTTCGATGCGGCGCACTTCCTGCTGTTGTCCATCGAGCGTTGAGATAATGTGTGCCACCTGAGTCTCCAGGCGCGTCAACCTGACCTGTATAGCCACCCAAGCGGCACCGATACTAGTAACGGTTATAAAGGCTTGTATGCCGATAGGAACCCACGCCTCTGCCGTCATGATGTACGCTCCACTAATCCAACGTGCTGCACAAGCAACTCCGTCTGCCCAAAGTCTGACCCGATCACATCGTAATACTTGGAATCATCATCCACTCGGTAAACCCGGTCTTGCGGCATGACATCAGCCCCTACAGCAACAATCAGCGTCCATTGTGCAGATGATTGGATGCCACCGCCTACAATGCCCTCTGTGTCACTCTGGTTGGTTAGCCTGGCGTTGTACTCTGCTACCTTGCGCCACGTCTCAGTAGCACCGCCCCTGCCATCTTCGGTAAGCGTGAAGCGGTGAATCTCCACACGGTCTTGGCAGAGGTTACGTACCATGCCAGCGCTTATGGTTGCGCGTAGGATAGGACTCATGCGAACACCAGCGGGCGATATCGTTCAGCCATCGAAAGGCAATGTGCTTTCAGTTGGCTAAGCTTCACATCGCTTGTGCCTTCCTTCGCATCGATGTCTGAAGCGCAACGGCTCGCCTTTATCATCCACGCTTGGCGGGTGGCTGTGCGCACATCGTAGCGCTCGGTATTGATTGGGCCTTGGTCTACCCACATTAGGGTAGGGTCACCTGTGCCATCTTCCAGCGTGTAGCCCTTGACTTGGTAAGGAGAATAAACCGGATAATCAGGTTGTGTCGTGCCTGATGTTCCAGCAACCCGGCATTCGTAAACCCTGCCGTTGGGCGTTGTAGGCACTACACGGTCACCGACAGCATAGGTGGTAGATGCCGTCCAAGTGGTGAACCGTGAGAAAGAATCCAAGATGCTCCCTATGTCGGTTGTGGACATCTGCGGATAACTTTGGGCATCCACAAAAAGGGATACCTGCGCTATCGCTTCGGCTCGTGTCATCATGCTCCACTATCCCACATATAAAGAAAGCCCCCGGCACGTCTGCCGAGGGCTTGAATAAAACCTAGCCGCTTAGGAAGCGGTTGTGGTTGCGAGGACGATGAGCGAACCAGGCACCTTAGATGCAGCGGAAGCGTTGACGTTTCCAACATCGTGAGCGTTGAAAGCAAACCGCTCTGTAGCCTTGTAGGTAAGAGCGTCTTCGACAAACTTCACCTGATCGGAAACCTCAACGGTCATCGAACGTCGGTCACCGAATGCTACACCCTTGCTGAGGTCACCAAGGATAGCAACCGGAATTGTTGCAGCTGGTGCCTTTGGCATATTCTGAACCCACTCGATTGGATAGCCAAAGAGTGTAGGTGCAGTGGTGTATGCGTTCTGGATGTCGAGGATTGCGTTTCCACCGAGTGCAATCAACTTGTCTGCAACGCCATTGAAGAACAGGTCTTTGTGCATATACCACTTAGCATTGTCTGCATACGTTGGCAACTTTGCAACCATGGCCTGGAAGTTAGCCAGCGTGAAGTTACTGAAAGCTGCACCCGTAAGCACAGGGCCAAGGACAGCACTTGCGATGCTGGTTTTTGTAGCACTCAAGCCGTAGACAGCATTAAGGATACCGGTAATACTTCCGTAAGTAGCAGTACCGTCACCGTTGAAACAAGCGTTATCCTCTTCCTTAGCAATGGCGTAAGCCATGTCACGGGCAAGGGAAGCGCCAAGGTCAATAACCGTATCTTCGCCAAGTTCTTTGGATGCAATCGTAAGCACTGCAAGTTTCTTTGCGCTCAGGGAAACCTGTGCAAACACCATATCGGATGCAGTGATTGCTGTTGCTTCTGATGCATAGTAGACCGTGGTGCTACCGGTTGCCGATGGAACCAAAAGGGTATCCGATGACATTGGGTAGATACGGCTGTTGCGGCGAGCAACGCCGTACATTTCACGCAGGTAAATCAAATCACTGGAAACGATATCAGGGACGGTAAAACCACCAGCGGTTGTAACGCCTTCGGTCTGTGCCTTCAGGTGTCCGTTGGACTGGAGCCACTTTGTAGCAGACTTGACACCGGCGAGGTGGCGAGCAAACTGACCAAAGACATAAGCCTTTTGATTCTTCTCGTCAGTCGAACCGCCAAATGGGTTGCGCTGAACGTTAATGCCGCCCTTCCATGGGGTTGCTGTTGCTTCAGGTGTTACCACAGGAGCGGAAGCGCCGAGGCTCTTGATCGTCTCTACACGCTCTTCGATGTTCTTGGCTTCTGCCATGATCGACTTGACCTGTGCAAGGTCACCATCACCGGATGCCAGCTCACGGGCTGTAGCCAGAAGCGTTTCGCGCTTGGCTGTCAGTTGTTCGATATTCATAATTGAGAAAGAATCTCCAGACGTGCCAGCAGTTCCTGGCGTTCGTCTATGTCAGTGGCTTTCGCCTTTACTTCGATGAACGGCTGCTCTTCCGGCTGGTCTGCATCCCGCAGAGATTCCCAGACTACGGGAGCCAAGCGCTTGGCGCTTGACCGTGACAAACCGACTGCATCCCGCAGTCGACGTTCAACACCACGCAGGGAAGCGGGTTGTATACACTTGGCACCGTGCATGGCGTATAGCTGCTTTGCACGATTCGCAAACTCATTGATGATGGCATCGGCCATAGACGCATCAGCCACCAAGCCGATACCCTCAGACATAG